TCGTCCACCTCATCGATATAGCCCGAGGCGCCGCGGATGTGCTTGCCGTGGCCGCTGCTGATAACAACTTTCACGGCGCAAATCCTCCGAGAAGCCGTACCCGCAATTCGTTGCCGGCCGGCGGCGCCGCCAACCCGGTGTCGATAGCCACGGCAAACTGCCGCTGCGCCGTCTGCACCACCGGCCGGTCGCGTGAGCCAGAACGGATCTTGATGAAGCCGCGCACCAGCCCCAGGCCAATGACCGCCGTACCCGCAAACACCGCAGAGGAAATCTCAAGCCCATTTGGGTGCATCAAATCATTGTAGCCAAGACCATCCGAGCTTGACGCAAACGTAATATCGGCAGCGGTCCAATCCGAGGGGAACGTAATCTTGACGATGTCGCCCGCGCTGCAGTCAAGCGCATCGCTCAAGCTCTCGCCCGCCGCTATCACGGGACCGTTGAGAATTTGGATCGCCATTGCGTTCTCCTTTATGTCGTCAGCCCAACGCGGAACTGAATTGCGTTTCGTTGCGGAACTAGTTTCTCGTTGGTGCCCGAGCGAAACTTGAGCCAACCGCCAGGGGTGATATTGCCCAGCACCATCGAATTTGGCTGCACATTCAAAACTCTCTCCCGGCCATCACTGAGACAGACGACGGAATAGGGCAACACATTGTCGGGCGAGAGCAGGAACGACAGCGAAGCACCGGTCCATTCCGGCGGCACGAAAATGCGGATGATCGTCCACGATTTGCAATCAATGGCATTCGAGAGCGTGCCATCCTTGGGAATGATCGGTCCATCGATTATGTTTATGGTCACGTCATTTCTCCGTCGGTGGACAGGATGGCGGGGTCCAATCGAGCGCGAACTTGCGCGCCCTGGCATGGGCGTTGATGGCGTTGACTATCCCGACGCGGGCGCGCTTGGGCTGCTCGGTGTTGGGGTCTTTCTGCCAGACCGTGTAGAGATGCTGCGTTGCCTCTTCCAAGCCCTTGTCGATGCCATGCAACGCGATATCGCGCACGCGCTCGCGCTCGGTCGGGTCCATGCAATCAAACGGGATGTTGCCCTCGGCTTCGCGCTCGAACAGGCCGAGCAGCAACAAGGTAGCGGCGATGGTGAAGATCATTACAAAGAGGCCGAGAAACCTCTGCTGATCCATCTAGTGCCGCCAGGACGGAAACCGCACGCTGCCACCGCCGGCCAGCACCGAGATCAGCGCGATCAGCGCCAGCAGCAATACGATAACCCAAACACCTTTTTTGACCTGATCGGGAATTGGGTAGATGAAACTTTCGATCACCCATATTGCCAGAAAGATCACACCGGCCAGGACGATCAGGCCGATCAAAAACCACAGCACGCCGATTGCCATTTCAACCATGGGGTCACCTCTGCGGTGGGGGGAGCGGAAAATCACTCTCGCCTTGCGGCGACAACAGCCCTAGCAACGATGTGGACCTAGCCTCTGGAATAGCCGTCCTTTGCGCCAGCGGCGCGCGCGCGCGGATCATGGCGTTGAGCCGGGCGGCTTGGGCCGCAGTCATGCGGTTAGCCGCACCAAGCGCGCCCATCCCGGCGAACGGCAATGCCAGATATTTCGGATCATCGAGCGCATAGGCCAAGCCGCCGCCCGCGGAGGTCGCGGCAAGTTGCCCGAGACCGCCGCCGCCGCCGCCAAATTTGCCGATCCGTCGCAACAGGTTTTCGGTGGTGGTGCCACGGACGATCTTCTCCATTGCCGCCAACTCTTGCGCGGTGTAGCCGCGCATCAGCTTAGGCGAGAGCAGCACGTCCGCCATGCGGGCGCGGATGGTGTTGCCGGTGTTCATGCCGGAATTGGCCGACGATGACCGCAATTCCGCGCGCATCAACTTGCGATCGATTTCCAGCGCCCGCTCGGCGGCGGCGTAATTCTTATTGGCCTCACGCAGCAGCGCGGCGGCTTGCTTGGGATCGCCCTTGAGTGTGGCCCCCTCCGGCAGGTTAGCCAGGAAGTCGTCAAGGTCATGCTTGGCCGACATGGCGGCAAGCCGTTCGCTGCGATCTGCAGAACCGGCGGCATTGCCGAGCGTTTTGCGCAAACTCTGGAAATTCTGCACCGTCATCACGGCATCAGGCGGGGCACCTTCCAGCTTGCCGAGAATGCCCCATGTCTTCGGCGCTACGTTTTCATCGAGCCCGCTTTCAGTCAGCGAGTTTTTCAGCCGCGTGGCCATGTCCTCCGCGGCCTTGGGGCTGATTTCCACTCCGCTCTCGCGCGCCGCTTGATACCCGCGGCCCGCTGCGGCCTTGATCTCGGCCGCGGTCGGGACCGCCGCCTGTGCTGCCGCGCGCTCGGCCTGCCGCAGCGCCCCAGCGCCACCGATCAACGCGCCACCGGCGCGGGCGTAGGGTTCCAATTCGGTGCCGGCGGTGGCCTGCCCTGCGGCCTCGCTGGTGAGGCCGGCGGTGGCACCAACGCCGGCCGCGCGCGGAATAGCGAGCTTGGCCGGGGTGGAGGCAACTATGCCTGGGACGAATTCGGCGGCGGTGCGGGCAAACTGCCCGGGCACGGTTTCCGGCTTGGGCAGGTAGTTGGCGATACCCTCGCCGCGGTTGGCCTTGATCAACTCTTGCAGCTTGGCACGCTCGGCGGCTTGCTCCGGGCTTGGCGCCATGCCGGGAATGTACTTTTCCACCAGCCCGCCGGCGAGATTGGCGACATGGGCGGGGAATGCCGCGATCTGCTCAACGCCGGTCACCAACCCGGAGCCGATCTGTTTGGCCACGTCCTTGGCATAGGGCGCGACCACATCGCCTATCTCGTCCCCTGCGCTGGGCTCTGCAGATGGCGCGGCATACTTCTGCCACGGCCCCGCCGGTGCTTCCGGCGCGGCGTACTTTTCCCAAGGTCCGGCCATTTGCTACCTCACGGGAGCCCAATTTTTCGGGTCGCTCGGATCGCCGCCTTTGAAGACGTGTCCATCCTCCACATGGCCGGCCTTCGGCGGTGGCGGGACCTTCGGACCCGAGGCTGTGGCCGTGCTCTTGGCGTGCTCCTCATGCGCGGCTTTGCGCCGATCAATCACGTCGCGCGGAATGCCGCCACGACCACGAAATGCTTCCTGCTCCGCACGGCTTAATTCGTCCTGAAGCTGATCGAACTTGGACAGTGCCCCCTTGCTGGTGTCAGTGGGTTGGAGCTCGTAGCGCGCTACGTATTTTTGCGCTTCCTGAATGCCCATTCCGGCGCCAGTTAATGCGCGTAACAACGCCTCAGTACCGGATTTGACCTTGCGGGCTACCTCGCCCTCGTCCCCCATATTAAAGTAAGTCTTTGCCTTGCCCGTCGCTGTGTCGGTTGCCATTCCGCTCGCGATTTTCGCGCGGATGGCTGGTGCTTCATCGAGAAACTTTCCGCCCATGGCGATACGGGCAGCAGTCTCGGCAGGTAGCGGGCTGCCCTCCTCGTTGAGTTTGCCGCCACCCGCAAGCCAGTTTTTCACCTTCGGGTCGTTGATATCGAGCCCGAGGTTCTTGGCAACGGTCGCGCGCTGCTCGGCCTGCGCGATTAGATTTTCGCCGGCTTTCGCCTGAATGGCCTTGGCAATGAATGCTTGATGCTCCGGTGTTCCGGGCTTGAGATTGGAGGCCCGCGCCAGTTTTTCCGCATCGGTCATCTGGCCTTCGGCAAACGTGCGCTCAAAATTGGCCTGGGCCTGCGTGCGATCCGCCGCGTGCTGACTGCGCGCCATCGCCGCCTCTGCCGCGCGCTGTCTGCGCTCAGCCGCCGCCGCCGCGGTGCGTGCGTCGATCTGTGCGCCACCCTGGAAGCCTTCCAGGGCCTGGCCCCAGGAGGATTGCCCGCGCAGCGGATTGGATGGTGCCAGCAGCCCCAGCCCAAGCCCGATCAGGGAATTGGATCGACTGGTAAACGCATCGCCGAGGCTCGCCGGCTGGCCGGCGGCATCCTGCGGCTGGAACATATCCCAAAGACTATTCGGCATGGTCTTTCGCCTCTGTTAGAGCAGCCCGAGCAGACCGCCAATGCCGGCGCCCGCTGCCCCGCCCACGGGCCCGCCGAACGAGCCGCCGATGCCGGCCCCAGCCGCAGCGCCGCCGAACAGTCGCTGCAAGGTGCTAGGCTGATTGATCGGCGTGGTCTGCGTGCCGAACTGCGTGCCGCCCAGGCCGCCGGCTTGGCCGGCGATGGCATTCAGCCTGGCCGTCTGCTCCCACGGCCATGCCTGCTGCGCGTTGTAAACCTTGATCTGGTCTTCTAGTTGCTTTTGTGCGCGCTCCTGCGTGAACTGCCCAAGCGCGGCGTATCCTTGCGCTCCCGCCAAGCGGGCCTCATCCAATGACGGCATCAGTTGTGACCATTGCCCCGCACGCTGCAGACCGCCCTCGGCGATGCCCTGCATCTGCTGCTGTCTTCTGGCATAGTCTTGCGCCAGCACCGGGTCAGCCGCTTCTGCCATCGCCCGAGCCGCCACGTCGGTGTGCTGGCCCGAGCCATAGCGCCCGGCGCCGCTCATGCTTGAGCCGATCTTGTTGCTGATCTGCCGATTGCTGGTGTCGAGGATAGATTGCAGATACGGGTTCTGATCGCCCTGCGCCTGCTCATAGAGCGATTTCAGTTCAGGGGAGAGCCCCTGATTTTGGATCATGTTGAGGCCGAGCTCGCGCCCCGCATTAACGCCGGGCGTGCCGCCGATGTTGCTAAAGTACATTGCCCCGAGATTGTTATATGCGTCCTGAAGAACAGAATTAACGGGCGCCTGCGTTGCACCGGTCCAAGGCTGGTAGCCTGCACCTTGATCGACCAGCGATCGCGCCATGTTCATCGAATGCTGCAGCGGTTCTTGCGATGGACCCCACGGATCGCGGGTTTGCTGCGTTTGCTGTGTAACTGGTTGCTGGCCGCCGCTGCTCATAGCGGTTTCTCCATGATGATATGCTTCATTTGATAGCCGTGTTTTTTCAGATAGCGCGACCAGCCGGGCCGACAGATCGGCCGGCACATGACGCAGCCGGCATCACGCAACATCTGCTCAAGTTCAGGCAACAGAGTCTGCCATTGCTCGCGACCAAACCCGGCAACCCAGATGATGTCACCGCAATTCTTTCCGTCCATTTGATGGACGCGAATGCCGAAAAGTGCCTGCGCTATTTCGCCATCCATCACCAGCACCAGCCGCACTTCGCGCCGCCGGATTTGTCCAAGTAGATCGACCACGCTTTCGTGCGAGCGTTTAGCAATGCGCGGCAAAAACGGGAGCCAATGATGCGCCCATGCTTCGTGCTCGTTCAGCGGGATCGCGATCAGCCTCACATCAGCATGCCGGAAAACATGCCGGAGGTAACGGCACCGCCGCGATCGAATGTCACCACAACACGGTAAGTGCTCGTCCCGTCCGCAACATCCATGGCAGTGTGCGTTGTTCCGCCCAACCCGATAGTCGCTCCAAGCACGAAAGATCCGTCAAGCCCGGCCGGCGCAACATTTTTCCAAAAACTAATACTAACAATGCAACCCGATGGGTCCGTCGTTGACAGCGTTAGGCTAGTCGACAACAAAACCCGCCCAGCCGGCGGGGTCCAACTCTCGGCGCCGTTAAAAAATCCACCGATGTCGATCACCTCACTGCTAAACACAACTGTATAGGGAGTGGTGCCAGTTGATTGGGTATTGGCGGTCGCTCTAAACATTGCCCGCGCTGCAAGGATCGCCGGCACCTCCGCACCAACCCAGGCCGTGTTTGCTATCGATGTATCACGATCGCCCACCGGCGCGGTCGGCGCCGTCAGTGTCGCAAGTAAAATCCAGTTGGTGCCGCTGTAGATGAACTCGGCACGGGTGTCGGCCGTGAGCGCGCCCGCACCAAGATCGGCGCCAAGCTGATCCTTGATCGCTACGGCGCCAAGGCCGTCCATTTCTAGCGTGGCGGCGCCGGTGTTAGTCAACGACGGGCCGATCTTGAGCAGCACCCGCAAGCCGGTAGGAATGGGCGCGGTGTAGCCAACGCCGGACGTAAATATCTGGGCGTCGGCGGTGCCGCCGGTAACGATCGAACCGTTCTGCAAATTTCTGTTCTTGGCGTGGGCCGCCATCATGGCGCGGCTGCTGTTGTTTACTGACGCGCGTGGCTGGCCCTCTGCCCAGTTGATTGAACTGTCGGAGTTGCTGTTGCTGGCCGCGGTTACCGACCAGTCCTGAATATTTTCACCGGGCATAGGATTTCCCTTTAACTGAAAATTTCGTCCGCACGTGCCTGCGTCAACACGCCGGCCGCCACTAGATCGGCCTTCAAATTTTGCATCTTTTGCTTGAGCACATCGATTGTGCTCTCGGCCATGCAAATATCCCAACTTTTGCTGATGCCGACCTTGTCGGCTGCGATCTGATCGCGCCGGAATTTCTCCAGCAGCAGGTACTCTTGATTGGTAAACCGGGCAATAAAATCCGTCGTGTCCACGAATATCTTCGGCTTTTCCGGCGGCACATATTTAACAACCGCACCATTGACATAGGTGTCCTGCGTGGTGGTGTCGTCGGGCACCTCGACCCAGTGCAACGGCGGTGCCACCGGAAACTGATCGGCCGCGGTGGCGACAAATTCGCAAATGCGCTCGCCTTCGATGAGAGCGGATTTCATGCGCCAAATTCCCAAACGATGACGACGCCCGCCGCGCCTGCGCCGCCGGTTTTATTGGAGCCTGCACTCGCCCAATTGGCTGCACCGCTGCCGCCGCCGCCATAGGCGCGGCCAGCGTTTCCTGACCCGGTAAAATTCAAGCCGCCACCACCGCCGCCACCACGCGCGGCGTCGCCGCCAGAACTACCGATGCCGAACCCTCCGCTAAAAGCGGCACCAGGAATTCCACTCGGCCCACCGGCGATATTGATATCGCCACCGCTGCCGATGCCGCCTGTTCGCGCGCCTCCGGGTGATGTAACAGTAGCCGCAGTCGTGCTTAGGCCCTCTTGGCCGCCGGTTGCCGAACAATGCGCCCCGAATGACGTGGTGCTGCCAGCAACAGGGCCAGTGACACCAGGAACACCACCCGCGCCACCGGCCCCAACCGTTACCGTTTCGGTCGTACCGGGAGATACGCGCTTGCAGCTATACCCGCCGCCACCACCACCGGCGGCAAAAGAGATTTGGCCCGCCGCTGTTGCATCGGCACCGCCACCGCCACCGCCACCGCCGATCACCTCGACAACAGCAACGGTACAGCCGGCCGTGCGGGTGTAGGTGCCCGACGCAGTGAACACCTGCACGCCGATCAGCTTGCCGGCGATCGTCGTGCCGCTGGCGCTGTTGGCCAGCGTGCCGCCAGTAAACGTGAGCCCGGTGCCGATGGTAACAGCCGTCCAAGTGCTGGCCGCGCTGCGGTAATAGATTGTGTTAGTGCCGGTCAGCGCCGAAATCGCGGTCAGATCGGCGTCGATCGGCTGATAGCCGGTTAGGTCGATCGTCAGGTTACCGCCGGTCACTGCCAGCGGCGCGGCCACCGATGTGATCAGACCGGCACCAGTGCCGACAATACCGAGTGCATTGCGTGCGGCGTAGGGATCGCGTGCATTATCAAAAGCGATGCGGTACGGGGCCCGCAGATCATCGGTCATAGCGTGACGCCGTCACCATCGGGCTGCATGTTCACCGCTACACCTTGGGCATGGGTCCATGTTGATGCGTAGGGAATAAACCGCCGAAATCTATGCAACCGCGCCGAGGTCATCACGAAAGCCGATCCTACAAGCGGCTCAATGTCGATAGGTGGCGACCACACCGGCGGTCCACCTTGCAACACTTCGCGGATGCCGTTGGAGATCGAGCCCGCCGCATCGGCATCATCCAGCGGGTACACTTCATCGACAAAGGCGCGGTGACCAGGCACCAGATGCACCTCGGCGGTTTCCAGCGTGGCCGGCAGGTTGGGGCCTTGCAGGGTCGCCAAAAAACCATCGGGGTTAATGGCACCAATCAGCGGTCGGCCACCCTGATAGGCGAAGCTGTCGAGTGGCTGCGCGACACTGTCAAGCAGTGCGTCGTCTACTTCCGGCCCGGTGGTATCAAGGTCAAGACCGGCCGTAGCCAGCAATCCCCAGATCTGCGCAGGCACAGATGCCTTCGCCCAGCGCCCATTCGACCAATCAAAGATGATTTGTTTGTCATATGTTGGCGAGGCCGAGGAGGCATGAAACACCCATACTATCCGCGGCTTGTTCACGCCGGCCAGGCAGTGCACGACATCGCGCCGGTTAACATCGGAATTCGCCAGGAACCACTCGTTGACCTTGTCGGCGCCGATCGGGGTGATTTGCTGGCCGCTGGCCGAGTAAAATCCGTCCTCTGCGAGGAAATAGAGCACATTGCCGATCGAGGTAAACCCATATTTGCTGATCGATCCGCGATCGTGCAGTGCGCGCGTAAAATTAAAAATGAACGTCGTATCACCCGGCAAGAATTGCATCGTCCTGATGGCACGATCCTGCACCACATAGCCGATCTCATTGCCAGCCACGCCTTGCACCGGGCCACCGTCACCGAATTCCTGCATGTCACAGAGGTTAAGACCGATGGTCCAGCCTGTGATGTCGTTGATGGCAGACCAAATTATGCAGCGATTGTTGAACCCGCCGCTGTTATCGAGCCGCGACAGGAACAGAAAATCTCCGATCTGGCGCACATGCCCAGCGCGTGGCGGGGAACCGGGGAGCACCACAAAATTTGCACCAGCATCGACATCGATGTATTGCGGCGCGTCGTTGATGTTGACGGCCACGACATGCGAGCCCGATTGCTCGAATGACCACAATTCGGTGGGCGGCACGTTGTAGGCGCCGCCGACCGTGCGGCTGACATCGACCCAACCCGCCAGCGACCAGGTGTATAGTTTAGTGGTGGTGCCGGCGTAGATTTTCCATCCGCCAGTAGCGGTGCGCGCGGAATACAGGCCACACACGCGGCCGGGCAACGCAGTGGCGCTATATGGCAGCAGCGACGGAAACGGCAGATAAGAATTGACGCCGGCAAAGACGTTCTCAACCTCCGACGCAAACTTGGTGTCTAGCGTGGCCACATCGGGCCGCCACTCCGAGAACTCGATCGGCGTCGGCTTCATCAGAAAAACTCCGCGGTACGCACTTGCGGCGAGGTGGCGCCGGTGGTCATGGCGTAGCGTTGGATGATCTCTTGAAAGGCTTCATCCCGCCGCGCCTTGTAGAGTTGCGCCATTTCGGCATTGCGCTGCACGGCGGCGAGTTCCGTCATCACGCCGAACAGGTAGACGCTGGGATATTCGGTCAACAGCCAATTGGTCGTTGTGTTGGTGCCAACCAGTGTCGGGACTTTCTGGTAGTAGTGGAATTCGTAGGCATCGGCGCGATCGTCCACTGGCCGCACCTTGAACGTGTTGCCCTCGATGGTGAACAGCCGGTCAAAGCCGCGGCCGACCGGCGGCAGGTAGGCCGGGTGCACATATTCCAGTTCCTTGTAGGGCGGCAAACTGCTCGGGGCTGTGATCGTGGCAACGGTCGGCCGCACCGTGCGCCAGGTGATGTAGTCGGTTGGCAATGCCACGTCGCCGCTGGTGGTCGTGAGCAACACCGAGGCTTCCATCGGCAGCACCCGCAGCCGGGAATTGACCGCAGTTTCGAATAGCTGCGTGCAGTTGTCATAGCGATTAGCCAGCCGCTGGTGAAACAGGTAGGCCGACAATTCGCTTTTGAGTTCGCCGTAGTTACTGATCGCCATTGACCCTCACTTTCGGCGGCCGGCCGCGCTTGCGCTTGGGTGGTTCGTCATTGGTCCATGTCTCGGGCATGAGTTCCGGTGCGGCATCTTCAAGCCGGAAGAACGGATTATGCCGTGCCTTGCCGATCATGTACGGGTCGGCGATTTCCACCGGCACGCCAGGAGGGAACACGACATTGTTCCAGGCGCATTCGTCCTCGCCGAGCCAAGTAATCCGCGCCATGTCAGGGCGGCCCAAACTTATAGAACTGCACCATGACGTAAGCGTCGCCCGTCGCCGTTCCGGTAATGTTGGCCCAAACGTCGGTATCGGTCACCAGTGGTTGCACCAGTGCGGCGAGCGGCACGGTGTTCAAGCTGCCTGCCGTCAGCGCAACTGTGGTAACAATCTCCGCGCCGCCTGCGGTCGTGCCGATGCTGAATGCCGGCGTCGTTCCGGTGATGGCCGTTTCCACATTGGTCGAAACCGCCGTGATGATCGCGCCCGCCGGAAGTCTTCCGATCTTGACGCTGTAGACGGAAACGCCGCCGATCGGGTTGGCCCGACCGGCGACGACTTGGATAACCGAGTACCCGATATCGCGGGCGGGGATATTCGCGTCGAATAGTGAAGGCATTGTATTCCTCCCGCGAAACCGGGTTGAGGGTTAATCGGAGGCCGAGGCGAAGAAACCGGTGGCGACGCCCCATTGCTTCAACGCAGTGCCGGCCTTCGGCACCTTGGCGAACATCTTGCCGACGCCGTAGGCGGCCTCGATGCCGGTGCCGGTGATGAAGCCGTAATCGTCTTCTTTTCTGAAGGTGGGCTTGGCCATCTGCCCGTATGCAATCGCCACGGCTTGCTGGCCGCAGAGGAACACCGGCTCGACGCGAGCAGATGCCGCACCTGCGGTAAGCAGCGTCGTCCATGTCGACGTGACGAAGTTCGAAATTTCCGGCACGAGCCGCACGATGACGCCGTCGTAGAGTTGGTCGCCATCTTGGAACAATGGGTTATTGGGAGCACCATACGTGCCCATGTTCTCACGCGGGCGCGCATCCTTGTTCACGGTTTCAAGACTGATCTTGAGATCGCGGAACGTGTTCAATCCGGCAAACGCGACATAGTACTCGTAGCCATCCTTTGTCCTGTATGGCCTGATGCGCGGATTGGCACCCATTGCCACCCGCTTGAGTAGCGAGAGATTGGCACCGGTGAGTTTGTCCGCGGTGGTATCGACGTTGACTAGCGAAGCTGTGTGATCGGTTGCCACTGCCGACGAGACACGGTTTGCAGTCGAAGCACCGAACAGCACTCGATCAGAGTTGTCCGATTGCCACTGGCCTTTTTGGGTTGCGGTCGCGAGATTGTAGAGAATGCCGTTGACGCGAACGCCGGCTGTCGGCTGGGTTTCAGACGGCAACGCCATCAAAGCCTGGATGATCTCGTCGCGGGTCAGTTCGCTAATCCAATCCGTCAGCAGGGGCTTGGCTTCGCCGAAGATGTCGGCACTGTCCTTCTGCGACTCGGCCTTGGTGGTCACCACCGCATTACGCGCCCATTCGAGCCAGATGCGGTAGCCGTAATCTTCGATGGCTTCTTCCGCTCCGACCAAGGGGCCGGTGGAAACGCCGGCACCCACAAGCCGTCTAACCAGCGGGATGTTCATCTGCTCGCCGCCAGACTTTAGCTCCATGCGGCGACGAATGATGCTGTTGATCTCCTCGCCCATATAGGGCGAGAACATATTTTGGCGCACCCATTCGCGATTGATCTCTTGGGTGTACTTAACGAGCTTATTGTTGGTCTGGATGGTAGTGTTGGCCATGGCCACACCCTTTCGTTGCTATGGCCGTCAGCCATCCGGACAACAAAAAACCCGCCTCGATGGGCGGGCGCTTCGTGTCAGACGGATGCGGCCGGGACTATTTGATCGCGTGCTGGAACAGGCTTTCGCTGCTTAGATCGCCCAGGTCGACGTTGCGGCCCGAGGTGGACGGCACCGACGAAAGCGAAGGCGGAAGCGACACGTTGGGCGGATTACCAGAGCCGTTTTGCTGCTGCTGTGCCGCGTACTTCTGGCGAAGGTGTTGCGCCATCGCCTCTTGTACTTTCGGATCGTTGAACCAGGCCTGCTGCTGCTGTCGCAGCCACGCCTGCGGATCATGTCCGATAGCCGCCTGCGCGCGTGCTTGGTTGTGCCATTTGACCAGTTCGCCGTAGGGATGCCCCGCTTGCATGATTTGCCGAAACACGAATTCCCCTTGCGGGGTCTGTCGTATTTTTGCGATGTCGGCGAGGGCGGCGTTTACCACCTGTTCGCCAAACTGCACGTTGGCAAATTCCCGGCTTTGCGCATCGGTGCGTCGCATCATCTCCATCTGCATCTCTTGACGCAGTGGAGCGATCACCCGTTGATTGAGATATTCATCGGGGGCATCGAAGATGGTTTCCGGGCCTTGCGGTTGCTGCGCCCTCTGCTGCTGTTGAACGTGCTGCAGCAGTTGGTTGTATTCCGCCTCGATGCGCTGGCGTCGCTCGCGCTCGTCCAGCATTTCCCGAAGCGGTACGCGATGATCCTCCGGCTGCCGCTGTTGAGGTTGCGGCTGCGGTGGGCCTTTGGGGGCGAATTTCCCCTCTGGCGTCCGCGGCTGCTGGCCCGCTTGTGCGGGCTCTTGCGACTGCAAGTCGGGCCGGGTTGACGGTACCGGTGCTTCCGTTGCTCCACCCGTGTCTGACGGGGTTTGCGACGGCTGTGACGGCGTCGAAGACGGTGCCGGCGTCGGATCAGGCGTGCTTACGGCTTGGTCAAATAGTTGTCGGTCGGTGATGGTGTTGCCACCGCCACCGTCAGCAGGTTGCGTGCTCATGGTTGCTCCTGGGCCGTATCG